AGATACTCACAGCAGCAATAACAAACTGCATAGAATATCAGGGTCTCGAGTTCGAATGTGAAGCCGTTCCCCATACTGGAGAACTTCTCCCATCGAACCGGGCCCCCGCTTTGAACGCCGTAATGGGATCGACAAGCATCCATGACGTCATACCATCGTTTGGGCAATAAAGCCTGAACAACAGATGACGCTATGGAATCACTAGCAGAAGAAAGATCAATAGTGGCTAGATGGTTAGTTATACTACCCACCCGAGCCAGTTCTTGATTCCTACTCTGATAGCGTAAGTCGATACCATCCCTTAGAAGCTGTTTTCGGATCATTTCGCCAATGGACTTTTGGAACCAGAGATTGATTCCAGGTTCAATAGCGATAACACGATCCGTAGTAGCATCTTTCGGCACAGTTATAACTTTATTACCTACCTGAAAATGGGGGTAACCCACCTCCAGCAATTGCCTGCTCCATAACGGATAGACTGTTTGGAGTAGGCTAAGGGGTAACAAAGAATGTAAGTCACGTGTTATTCCAGCTTCTTGCTGGAACTTATTGACTGAACTGGCATCACGCCTCTTCATCAGAGTCGTGGCACCAGGACCCCAGTCTGGCATCAAGAAGAAATCCTCGGGGCAGAACTCGCCCAAGAGCTTATCGATTTTACGAATGATTGCGTTATGCAACCAAACGACTGGACCCCCATATAAAGGGTCGAGTGATAAGTTCCGAAAGCGAGAGTTTGTCTGCTTACAGAGAAGTTCAAAAGTATTGAATTTCTCCAATGCTACCTGTTTGATATCCCAGTCTACCGATAAATCAGTATACTTTGATAAGAACTTGGTGGCAGAGTAAGCATCTCGGAAGCTGGTTACATCGCTGTAGTCAGCAACAACGGTCTTAAGGTTAGCAAGCTGCGCATGCTCATTGTGTTTCCACATGAGCCACACAGTTAGCGCCCTAGGACAGGCAAGAGACTCGAGGAACTCCAGGATTACCTTGGACGTTAGGCCCGAGGTTGCGCGAAAAGAACTAACTCCCTTAAGGAAGTTAGGACCACCCTTCTTAGAAGACATGGTTCTCTCCAGTTTCTGATATGGTTGACCGAACTAACGGAAGTTAGTACGGACGATCGTATGCAGAGATCGCAGTAGTGAACGGCGATGCCGACAAGTCTGTCGGGACGTCATCACTAGCGTTGATCGTTGTAAACAGGAGCGATGCAAGTTGGCTGCGAAGGATTTCCCTTTCAGCCGCCGTGCTACGTTCCGGAAACAACAACTCCAAGATCGCGGAGCACTCGTAGGCCTTCTGTTGAGCAGGCGTTAAGCCTGCCACATTGGCCCCCGAGATCGCTTCGAGAGTTGGAATGGAGAGTTTACCCGTGACCTTGAAAATGCGACTTCCCTTATTGGGCGGACGCACTGACATGGTGAGGGATGGAAAGCCCACAGCGATACCACTGCTGCGATCTTCCCATTTCGCGACCCCAGGCTGGATATATCCAACGGGATCATACGTTTTATCAACCCCGACCGTCGCACTTGTCGATCTGACAACTGTGCTAAGGGCAGAACTGACTTTTACGGAGGCAAATGCTGCCATAGTAACTCCTGATTAAATCATGGTTGGTGTTTCTCGTAAGTGCATCTCCGCAAATTCGGGCTAATATTACACTAGCCTCTATGAGCGGTTCGCAACAGCGCAATGGCATTCAGCGCGTGACCAGTACTAAAAGGATTCTTAAACGTTGGGAAAGTAGCCGCCGGAAAAGTTGTTAACTTTATCCGGTTGAGCTGAATTCCCTCCGCTTGATAGTCCCCCTGGACAGTTGTCTGATAATTGCCACCAGCTGGATAAGCGAAAGACGCACTTATAACACCGTTAATATTCTTCCGAGTAAACTGTGTTTCGAACCCGTCTAAAAAGACGAGGCCGTCCCATGAACTTAAAGTCTCAAGGTACGGCCCTATAGGTAGGAACCAGTCGACAACAAAAGAATAAGGAAGCACCTCCCATGCGAGATTCAAAGGAGATGTAAATCCGGTCTGAGCAAGAAATGAGCGTAGCCGAGAATCAAGCGAATACCTTAGGCCAATTTTACAACGGGTCTCGACTCTAGTAGTCAAGCGCCCGCTTGGAAAACCGCCATAGGTAGTTATTGCCTGGCTCGACGTCGATTCAGCCT